CCTGATAAAGGACTACCTTATCTGTCGAGGAATCAAAAGTGAATGTTGAAGATGACAAGCCGAATGATTGCGCACTGGAAATCATCCGTTCCGGCCACGCCTTCATTCCTGAGTTCTGTAGTGTCATGGAATCATTCCTTTGTTTCAACCGTGCCGGTATAAACACCACCAGACGGAGCTTTAATCGTTACTGTCTTCACTCCCCCATCCTTTTCGACCGTGATATTCGTCACAGAAGGCACGGACTCTTTTGGCGCTGTTTCTGGCTTATCTGTGTTTTGCTCGACTTTCGTCAGCAAGTTTTGCAACACGGCATTTTCAGCTTTGGCGATTCCTTCCAGCTTTCCTGCGGCTTGCTCGTTTATTCTTGCTTCGCGTCTCTGTGCTTCCAGGTCAAGCCTAGCCTCTGCATCATCTACGCGCTGCATAGCAAGCTGCTCTGTCAAGCCCAATTCGTTCTTGGCAGCGGCAATCTGCTCAATAAGCAATTGCAGGTCTTTGGCATCTAGTGCCATTTGCTGCTCACGGTCGGTAAATTCTTGCTGAGCACGCTGAATCTCATCCTTGATAGCCTGTTCACGTTGCGCCACCTCTTGTTCTTTTGCTTGCATGTCCTGTTGCATCTTCTGAATTGCAGCAGGATCGAATTGCGGAGGAGGCTCTTTAACCAATAATGTCTCGACATCCTGTTCTTTAAGTGCTTTTAGATACTTTTCGCGCAGGACTCTTTGGTCGAACCACGGATCACCGACAAACTTCATCAATGCTTCAGCTCTGGTCAGTTCTTGGGCGTCAGATACCAGCGTCGGGTCACTAACAGGAGCGACGTCCGTCTCATCGCCTTGATAGTCATCAAGGTATATAACCTCGACTTTATCCTGAAAACGATAATAATCTTGCGGCAACAGATACAACTTGTTCAGGCGGTACAGTTTTTTGAATTCCTGCTTAAGAGCACGATGGACTCTCTTGTATATTGCCGAGAATACCTTTTGCCCTTGTTCAATGAGGGCAAGGGTAGTGGTAGCGGTTTGATTTATTTGCTGATCGCCTGTAAGTATGTCTTTGACGCTGGAGATGTCCTTGCCTGCTTCGATCAGCATTCCAAGAAGCTGGAACAATACAGTGCTCGGCCCTGGAAATTGCATGTGGTATATGTTGTCTGATATTTTTCCGCCGCCGACATCGACAGGTTTATATTCTCCCGGCACGAATTTTGCAGTTCCGCTCTTCATCTTCAAGCCAGCACCTATAAATCCGCCGCCTGTGTTCTGAAGTGTTCCTGCATCTAATATCTGGTTTAGTACCGTGTTGACAGTTTCGTTGATCGGATTCAGGAGCATTCCCAGCCCTACATCATACGACCCGCCATCAGGGTTTGGCATAAATGAAAACTTGGTAAAGTATTCGACCGGCTTGATCTGAGAGATTTCCTGCTTATCGTTCAGATAAACACCTGTATCGTCGAATCGTGCGATAATTCTCACGCATTCGGATGTGTCTTTTTTTACAGTACAGACATAAGGTTCTTTGTATCCGTCTCCGTCCAAGTCATACCAGCAGTGACACTCAAGGAATTCAAAATACCCATCTTCGTCATTGTCCTTGCCTTCCGGTAGCCCTAGCTCAATCTCAGAGAATATCCCGCCTCGGATACGCTCGATGACATCATTTTTGTATAGGTTGAGTTTGTGGGTTTTCCGGCGTAGCTTCTTCCACGGAGTAGCATGGTCGAATACCAGATCATTCGCTGATATGAGGTCTGAGCATGGCCTGCCAAGCATCGTATCGAAGTAAGTCTTGCGAAAAGCACAACCTACGATAGCCATCTGCAATAAGAGCTTGTCTTCTTCTTCGTCCCAATCCTCAATTTCTTCTAGGACTTGAAATGACATGTGCTGTCCAATACGTTCAGCACGTTGTTTTTTAGCGCCATCAGGATCAGGGCCTATGACTTCGCCCTTGACAACATCTTGACCTTTTACAATAGCAGGATATGCTCTGGCTGAGAATTGGATTGCTGCTGTAGTAATGAGAGGGTATTTTACATTTGCTGCTTTAGGCCACGGCCAAGTCTTTTCTGTTGCGACCTGCATCGCCAAATCCATTGCTATTTTGGTTTGACTCTCCCAATCAGCCCTTGATCCCTTGTCTACATCATAGCCTCTGGTGACTTCTAATCCTATATTTTGGACAACTTCACTATCCAGCATCGGGATAATGTTTGGGGATTTCATGATGGATTGCAGAAACTCGACCGGGTGTTGTTCCTGTACACTTTCGTCTACGTCTTCCTCATCCATCTGTACTATTTCAATAGCCATTTTCTGCACCCCACTATCAATATTCAATATCCGCCAATAGCTGAACGGCCAGTTTGCTCGCGTTCGTAGTCTTCGTCTTCACTCATAGGCTCATCATAAGCCACGCACATCAACCCAAATGCGTCTGCTCCATGACTAGACCAGTCATGTTCTGGCCCTAATCCTATGTTTCGTGCATCGTCTTTCTTTTCGTGATACCAGCCAAGAGCCTCACGCCCAGCCTGCGTTGTCTCTTCGTTGAACCACATCGACGAAAAGAGCCTGCGTCCTGCCTCTATACGCGCCTTTGCTGCGCCCTTGCCTTGATTTGGTACAACGGTAACATCATACTGAGCCTGTCTCAATGCGCTTGCGTATGACACATCGAACACCCTGTCATGAGTGCTTCCATCATGAGGTAGCCATATCTGGCATTTGTTTGGCATATACCCACGCTCGCGCATCCATTCTAGGTGTGTTGCAAGCGGTTGCCCTACAGCTTCGTAGTAGTCCAGCACCCGAATCTCTTTGCCTATAAACTGAGCAATCCACATAGCGAATGCATCAGCCCTTGCACCTGTCCCGCCAATATCCACAAAGGCTCGCAATGTCATCAACGGATCAGCCGGCACGCGCCCTATCCGTTTTTGCGCCTTTGCCAGTGTAAGACACTTAGCGAAGTACGCACCCTCTACCATAGAGGCGTATGCACCCTCCCAGATATGCTCATAGGTGTCTGGACGTTCTGCTAAATCACGCTGCCTCGCACGTTCTAGTATTGCCGGGAACCAAGGATTATCACGCCAGTTAAGCTCTACAAACTTCGTCCTTGGGTCTTTGCTATCCCTGAATCTCTTGCTTGTTGCACTTGTCTTTCGTTTTGGATTCCACGTCACCCAAAGCTCTGAATCTTCTTCGCGCAATGTTGGAATAAGCGTCTGCCATGCTTCTTCTGCCACTGGCTCTGCTTCATCTACCCAACACAGCAAAATACGCGCTTTTGACTTGATTGAATCCAGGTTGCGATCAAGTCCTGCGAATTTATAGCTTATTCTTCCAGACTTGGTGCGTACAAACTTATCGCCAATCTCATAATATGCTTCAAGCCACGGTTCAGACCGGATAGCTGCTTTTATCTCTTCAAGGCTTGAATCATCTAGCGAGTTCATGAACTGCCGCCCACATAGGATGATTCCCTCACGTCCTGCCTGATCCCATATATATCCACGCACTGCTGTCATCTTGGCGAAAGTGCGCGTTTTTGCTGATCCTCTCCCACCACATGATGCTCTTACGTCAGCCTCGCCATCAAACACATCAATCAGCTTTGGCGGTATTTCTATTCTCGCCGTGTTCACTTTTTGGCTATTAGCTCAATTCTATTGATTATCTCAAGAGGGCTTTTTGGGTCGCCCGCTACAGTCAGCGGTAATAGTTTAGGGTATATCTGCCCCCAGAACACGCGCTCATTTGACGGGTCTTCTTGCGCCCATCTTACAAGTCTGTCTGCACCACCCAATCCTTGGGCAGCATATTCGATAGCTTCTTTAACTGACCTTGTAGTATGGTTCAGCGCCCCTTTTGGTCGCCCCTTACCTTTTCCTACGCCGATGTTATCTTTCGGTTGTATATTAGCCATTTCTTATATTAGCGTTTGCTAATCCTCATGCAAGATTTATGCTTGTGCCGATAGTACGCGGTCACTAACTACTAGTCAAGTGTGCTAATTACTGC